GGCGGAGCCCTGCCGTATTAAGGAGGGCGGAGCACATGGCATGGATCGAACTGCATCAGACGCTGCCGACGAATCGCAAGACGATGCGGTTCAAGCGCCTGCTGAAAATCAAGACGCCGCAGGCCGTCGGCCATATGTGTATGCTGTGGCTCTGGGCAATCGACAATGCGCCGGACGGGGATCTTTCCCCGTTCGACGCGGACGACATCGCAGAAGCCGGTGGGTACACAGGCAAAGATCCCAGCGCATTTGTGGACGCGCTGATCGGCGCCGGGTTCGTGGACGATGACGGTGACAACCTGCGTCTGCACGACTGGATGGATTACGCCGGCGGATTGATCGAGCACCGCGAGGAACGCAAAGCGTATAAGAAACGCCAGTACGAACTGTACAACGACATGCGCCTGATCAAGGCCGTGCGTGCGCGCGACGGTGACACCTGCCAATACTGCGGTAAAACTGTCAACTGGCTTGACCGCCGCGGCGCAGATGGCGGCACATACGATCATGTAGACCCTGATGGTGGGAACACGCTGGACAACATCGTTGTCTGCTGCAGAAGCTGCAACAGCAGCAAAAAACACAGAACGCCAGCGCAAGCCGGGATGCATCTTGCAGCCGACATTCTGCCGGAATCCGGTAGAAATACGGTAGAGCCGCAGCAGGAAATCTGCCGTAGTCCGGTAGAAATCCGGCAGAAATCCGGTAGAAATACGGTAGAAAAATCTACAATAACAGTACAGTACAGTACCAATACAGATACAGTACCCTGTATTTCTGAAGAAAGAAAGGTAAAAGAAAGAACCCCGGAGGTGCAGCCTGTGACCGACGTGACGCCTCCGGAAGCTGTCCGGCCTGACGTGCTGGAGACGAAAAACAGATTGATCGTGCAGGCGGATATGCCGAATGGCCGGAAGCTGGACGAACTGCCGGAGGGGATGCGCCTTGCAGACCTGCCGTTTATCCGGCTCTGGCGCAGCAAGGGACGCGACGTGCGCACGGACACGGTAACGCTGGCCATTGATGCGTACCTGCGGGAGCGGCCTGCACAGCCGGACGAAAAGGCGGGTGAGGCGCGTGCCGAGCGGTAGCTTCCGGCAGGTGTACGTTAAGTGCCCTTTTTACCTGTATGACGACGGCGCGGGGCGCATCTGCTGCGAAGGGATCGCGCCGGAGACGACGGTGGCGACGATGTTTCGCCACAGAAGCCAGCTGCAGCAGCATATGCGGATCTTTTGTGAGAACGCATACACCTGCTGCGAGCTGTACCGCGCCGTGATGACAAAATACGAAGACGAGGAAGGAGACCGATGATGGAAGGAAAAGAACGAAAGCGCGCGGACGATCTTCCGGCCGGCGCTGTGGAGCAGGTAAGAGAGCTGCTGCACAGGCCGCGCTCGAGCGCAGATTTCTCACCAGCAGCGCGCTACGCTGTCAGCAAGCTGTGCGACTACGCCGAGCAGGAGCACGAACAGCGCGAGAAAGCGGAAACTATGTTCTGCAACGAACGGCGCAAGGCGCTGGCATTTTCCGCAGAAATGGCGCGGCAGGAACGCACGATCGACGACCTGCGGCAGCAAATTGGCTTTATGCAGCAGGCGATGAAAGACGCTGGGGTTTGAGCAATGGCTGAATACATCGAACGGGAGTCGGCGATGATGCTGCCCGAACTGCCAAAGGAGTATAGGCACTATCAAACAGGCAACCTTGATGATGCATATGAACAAGGGTGGGGTGATGCGCTTTGCTGCCTTGAACATATCCCAGCCGCCGACGTTGCGCCGGTGGTTCGCTGCAAAGACTGCAAGTATTGGCAGGACAATAACGACGGCTATCCGCACGATGAATGCCGATGGGGGCACGGAGAAACGCCGGACGCCAACGACTTTTGCAGCTATGGAGAACGAAAGGACGGTGACAGGAATGGCTGAGTATGTAACAAAAGAACAAGTAATCGACTGGATCAGACCGTATGGACATTTTGATGAACCAATTCCTTTTGAAACGCTGGTTTATGATTTGCGCGAAATGAAAGCAGCCGACGTTGCGCCGGTGGTGCACTGCAAGGACTGTGTCCATAGGACTGAGATGGGTAATTGCGGGCACCCACGCCATCATGGTATTTTGCCGTCAGCGTATCCATATGATTTTTGCAGCTACGGCGCGAGAAGGGACGGTGGTAGCGATGCCGAACCGAAAAAATAGACCGGTCGCTTTGATCGATACAGATACCACCCGCACACGCTGGTGGGTGTGGTATGACTGCGACGCCCGATGCCCGTGGCGGCGGAGCGCATCAAGCGCATGGACAAGCAACTGCGTGAGTATGGAGACTGCCATACCTGCGTGCATGATCGTCCTTGTGGATACGATGATATCCCGTGCGTCGCGTGTGGGCACTCCTAAAATTGGGAGTGGGGTGTGAGTGATGGATAAGTACATCAACCGAGAAGAATTGGTCGAGTGGCTGAAGCGCATCCCGCTGAAAGACTTGTCGGATGGTCTTGGACTGTGCCGCGTTATCATGGAGGAGGACTTTAAGCGGGCAATTCGGACGATACCAGACGGGGCAATCGTTGACCTTGAGCCGGTGGTGCACTGCCGTCACTGCCGATCCTACAATAAGCCGCGGCCGGGATGGTGCTCAGTCCACATGGATCGCGAAGGTCCGGACGACTTTTGTGGCTACGGCGCGAGGATGGGCGGTGACGACGATGCCAAAGAGAATTAACCCGCGCAGGAGACCGGCAACGATGGCGGACGTGCAGCGCGCAAAGGACACAGCGACGGCGGATGCCTGCCGCGTGACGCTGGCGATCTTTTTCACCGCCCTGCTGGATAAGGAAGGCATGGACGCGGAGCAGCTGCAGCGCATCTGGCGCGAAGTCGAGGCGCTGAGCGAGAGCGTGCGCGACGGGTACGTCTCCGCGCCGGACCTGATCCGCGTGCTGCGAGATGAGTACGAGATCGACATCATAGGAGGATAAGCAATGAACAGACTGGAAACCCTGAAGGCTGCCGCTGAATGCGTGTGCGGCAGCCGTGAAGAAGACTACGGCAGCCCGGAGGATAACTTTGCCGTGATCGCGGGGCTGTGGACGGCATACACCGGCACGGACGTCACGCCGAAGGACGTGGCCATGATGATGGCGCTGCTCAAGATCGCCCGCGCGAAAGCGGGCAGCATGCCGGACACCTACGTCGACCTGGCTGGCTACGCAGCGTGTGGGGCAGAAATTTCGGCGCGAGAGCCGAAGCGAACCGCGAAGCGCACAGCGAGTACAACTGACGCGGCCGTAGTCGCAGAGGCAGAAAAAACGGCATCCTGCGTGAAGCTGCAGCGGATGGACGGCTACTATCTGGTGGACGTGGACGGGACCCAGCATCGCTTTACGCTGTGGGAAACCGCGATGCAGTTTATCCGCGAGCACGCCGGTGAGCTGACGTGACGGCGGAGTTTGTGATCCCGACGAGGCTGCCGGGGATGAACGAGTACACCGATGCCTGCCGGCGGCACGCGCAGGTGGGCGCGAAGATGAAGCACAACAACCAGGAGATCGCCGCGTGGGCGATCCGGTCGCAGCTGCGTGGGGTGAAGTTCACGAAGCCGGTGGAGATCACCTACACGTTCTACGAACCGAACCGGCGGCGGGACAAGTCCAACGTCGCGGCCTTCGGCATCAAGGTGATCGAGGACGCGCTGGTGATGTGCGGGGTGCTGAAGGACGACGGCTGGCAGTACATACAGGCGTTTACTTCGCGCTTTGTGCTGGACAAGGAAAAACCGCGCATCGTTGTGCGGATCACGGACGAAGGCGCGGAATAAAGGGAAAGCTCCGGGGCGGAAGCCTCGGAGCTTTTGCTGTATTTTGTTACTGCATGGCTTCTGTCATCTCGGCGATCGCGGTCTCGGCAGCGGCACGCGCCTGATCCAGATGGATGCAGGCCCAGTCCATGCGGATGTACTGCGGCGATTCGATCAGGTTCTCCGGCATGCTTGCCTGCGCGCGGTCTTCTTCGGCGGACAGATCTGCAAGCTGGTCGCGCAGAGACTCGCACGCGGCGATCAGGGCGCGAAGCCGACGGCGGCGGGCGTTATTCATGCTGGTTTCCTCCCTTCAGCGGCAGCGGGGTCTTGCGGTCACGCATCTGTATCGCCTCCAAGCTGCGCCATCAGCGCACGCTCGACGTACTCGGAGATGCTGCAGCCGGCAGCGGAAGCGGCGCGGCGCACCATATCAGCAGTGTCGGCACGAACGGAGAGACTCATAACCGTGCGCGAGTCGTCCTCGGCGACGGCGCCGAACTCCGCCTGATAGGCATCCACGTCCATATACTGCTCCGCCCAGCCGCGCGCGGTGTCGTAGGCCAGCGGCAGGATGTCCTCGCCCCACGTCATGCCGTCGTAGTCATGCTTGGCGTAGCGCGATAGCGCGCCGCCCTCGCCGTGCAGGAAGTATTCGCCGGTGCGCTTGCGGTAGAGCGTCTCGCGGCAAAATTTGAAGTCGCTCGTGCTCGTTGGGGTCTCCCATTCCGCGACCATGGATGCGGTGTCGGTGTCGTACAGCTTGCCCTTGATGATCTTCTTCATATGCTTCTCCTTTCAGGTATGCCGCCCGACGGCTGCCGGGCGGCTGGTGCGTGTACTTAGCAGCTCTCGCGCGCCTTCAGTGCGGTCTTCGCAGCAGTCAGGAAGGCGTCCGGATCGAAGCATCCGCTATCGCCCCACCCGTAGTCGCCCAGATCAAGGTCGAGCCAGTATGCGATGAACTCCCACATGCCGTCTTCGACATAGTCCCAGGACGGGACGGCGTCCGCGTAGGCGATCAGGTCTTCCGCGCTCATGCTGGTCATACCCTCGAGCTCACTCTGGCGGAGGCCGGCTGCGTCGATCCACTCAAGGTTCTCGTCGATTTTTGCGCCGATAGGCATAACGTACTTGCTCATAATGTAATCCTTTCCGGCCTCGCGGCCTGTCGCGTTTTCCACTTGATGGTTCAAGTATACAGCAGAGTTTATATAAAGTCAATAGAAACATCGAGTTTATTATAAATAAATATGCACAAAATTTGGTTCGGAAGTTGTGCAGGATGCAGAAAATGCCGGGATAGATAAGCGTGGGCGGCCTGGTGTACGATGGACGCGGAGGTGCAGGGATGGTGTACCAGGACTGGGATGCTTTAAAAATGGAATATGTCACCACAAAGACGACCTATGCGAAGCTGGCCGAAAAGTACGGCATCAGCATCAGCCAGATCAAAATCGTGGCTGCACGTGATGGGTGGACAAATGAGCGGAAAAAGTTCACTGCACGCGTACAACAAAAAGCGTACAAAAAGGCGTGTAACCACGAGGCCGACCGGCTCGCGCGTCTGATCACAGCGACGACGGGCGCGATCGACGTGGCGATGCGCGCGATCGGCGACGACGAGCAGTTTAACCGGTATCTTGTCGAGCGGCGGGAGAAGTATGCCGTGCCGGTGGCGGACGATGCCGCCGAAGACGGCGAGCTGCCGCCGGACGGGAAGCTGCTGCTGGAGCGGCAGTGGACGGAGGAGCAGACATACCAGAAGGTGGACACGAAGGCGCTGAAGGATCTGACGGGCGTTCTGAAGGACCTGACGGGGCTGGTACGCGATCTGTACGGCATCCCGACGCAGGCGCAGGCAGAGGCGCAGCGCATCGCGGCCGAGCGGCTGGAGCTTGACCGCAAAAAGGCCGAGGACGGCAGCACGGACACGCACGCGGAGCTGGAGATCGTTGGCCTGCCGGAGGAGTACAAGCGATGATACTGATCGACGCAAGCAAGATCAGCGACAAGCAGGATGCATTCCTGCGCGACGAGCACCGGCACGTGGCCTATGGCGGTGCGCGCGGCGGCGGCAAGAGCTGGGCCGTGCGCACGAAGGCCAAGATCCTGGGCTGCACGTATCCTGGCATCAAGATGCTGATCGTCCGGCGCACGCTCGACGAGCTGCGCAACAACCATGTAAAATTCTTGACGCCGGAGCTCGCGGGCGTGGCGAAGTACAACCAGAGCACAAAAGAGTATAAATTCATAAACGGCAGCACGCTGACGCTGGGATACTGCGATGCAGAAAAGGATCTGGGCCACTATCAGGGCGCGGAGTACGACGTGGCGTTTTTGGACGAGGCCGGGCAGCTGCAGCCGGAGTGGATCCGAGAGATCAACGCCTGCGTGCGTGGCACAAACGGATACCCCAAGCGGACATACTACACGCTCAACCCCGGCGGACCGGCGCACGGATACTTCAAGCGGCTGTTCGTGGATCGGCGCTTTGAGGATGCAGAGCGGCCGGAGGACTACAGCTTTATCCAGGCGCTGGTGACGGACAATCGCGCGCTGATGGAGGCGCAGCCGGAGTACATCGCCGAGCTGCGCAAGCTGCCGCCGAAGCTGCGCGCGGCGTGGCTGGAGGGCTCGTGGGACATTTTCGAGGGGCAGTTTTTTGAGGACTTCCGCACGGAGCCGGATCTGATGGCGGCGCACGAGGCGGGCGTGGACGCGGAGCCGGAGGAGCTGCGGGCGCAGCACAGGTGGTGCCACGTGATCAAGCCGTTTGACATCGCGGCCGGAGCGTGCCGGGGATGGCACATCCTGCGCAGCTACGACTTCGGCTACGGCAAGCCGTTTTCCTGCGCATGGTGGGCGATGGACTACGACGGCGTGCTGTACCGCATCCTGGAGCTGTACGGCTGCACGGAGACGCCAAACGAGGGCGTCAAGTGGTCGCCGGACGAGCAGTTCAAGCGCATCGCGGAGATCGAGGACACGCACCCATGGCTGAAGGGCCGGAAGATCACGGGCGTGGCGGACCCGGCGATCTGGGACGCATCGCGCGGCGAGAGCATCGCGGACACGGCGGCGCGGTACCGCGTGTACTTCACGCCGGGAGACAACAAGCGCGTGCCTGGCTGGATGCAGTGCCATTACCGGCTGCAGTTTGACGCGCAGGGATATGCGCGGATGTACGTCTTCGACACGTGCAAAGCCTTCATCCGCACGGTGCCGCTGATGATGTACAGCCGGACAAATCCGGAGGATCTGGACACGACGCTGGAGGACCACGTCAGCGACGAGTGGCGGTATCTGTGTATGTCGCGGCCGGTGAAGCCGATGCTGGCGGCGGAGGAAGAGCCGGTGCTGTCCGATCCGCTGAATCAGATGCAGAAACCGGGGCGCTACGGCGCGATCTGGTGATAAAAACGGGAGGTTATCATGGACGAAATTCGCATTCAGGGCGCGGATGCGCAGGCTCTCGGTGGGCAGGTGATGCCGCCGGAGGACGTGATCACGCGCGAGCAGCTGCAGGAATTTTCCCGCGTGCTGCGCGAGTACAAGGTGGGCAAGGCCAGCACCGAGCGGCGCATGATCGCGGCCGAGCAGTGGTGGAAGCTGCACAACCAGCCGGAGGAGGAGAAGGCCGGAAACCAGTTGTACAGGGGCTTCCGCAGCCGGAGCTCGTGGCTGCACAACGTCATCGTCAATAAGCACGCGGACGCGGTGGAATCGTACCCCGAGCCGAACATCCTGCCTCGCGAGGAAGGCGACAAGCAGGAGGCGAAGATGCTGTCGGCGATCGTGCCGTGCGTGCTGGAGCAGAACGCCTTCGATGCGACGTGGAGCGACGCGATGTGGGCCAAAATGAAGTACGGCACGTGCGTGTACAAGATCACGTGGGACAGCGGCAAGCTCGGCGGCCTCGGCGACATCAGCATCGAGCGCGTGAACGTGCTGAATCTGTTCTGGGAGCCGGGCATCACGGACATCCAGAAGAGCCGGTACGTGTACCACACGGAGCTGATGGACAACGATGCGCTCGAGGAGCAGTATCCCCAGCTGCGCGGACAGCTCAAGGGCAACGACTTTTATGCGTCGAAGTTTTTGTACGACGACAACGTGCCGACCGACCGGAAAAGCACGGTGATCGACGTGTACTACCATCGCGGCGGCGTGCTGCACTACTGCAAGTACATCGGCGACATCGTGCTGTACGCGACGGAAAACGATCCGGAGTACCGCGAGCGGGGGCTGTACGATCACGGGCTGTACCCGTATGTGTTCGACGCGCTGTTCCCGGTCGAGGGCTCGCCGTGCGGATACGGATACGTGGACATCTGCCGCAATCCTCAGACGGCCATTGACAGCCTGGGCACGAGCCTCGTGCGCAACGCCGTGGTGGGTGCGACGCCGCGCTACTTTATGCGCGAGGACGGCAGCGTGAATGAGCAGGAGCTGCTGGACACGGAAAAACCGCTGGTGCACGTGGACGGCAACCTCGGGCAGGACAGCATCCGGCCGATCGACTACAACGCGCTGCCGGGAAACTATATCAACGTGTGGAGAACGATGGTGAACGAGCTGCGCGAGACCAGCGGCAACACGGACACGGCGGCCGGCAACGTGACCTCCGGCGTGACGGCGGCGAGCGCCATTGCCGCGCTGCAGGAGGCAAGCGGCAAGGGCAGCCGGGACAGCACGCTGGCAGCATACCGCGCATACAGCAAGATTGTGAATCTGTGCATCGAGCTGATCCGGCAGTTTTACGATCTGCCGAGATCCTTCCGGATCGTGGGCGAGCTGGGCATGGAGCAGTTTGTATCCTACAGCAACCGGGGGCTGAAGCCGCAGGCGCAGGGCATGGCCTTCGGCGCGGACATGGGTATGCGGCTGCCGGTGTTCGACATCAAGGTCAGCGCCCAGAAGAAGAACGTGTACACCCGCGTGAGCCAGAACGAGCTGGCGCTGCAGTTTTTCCAGATGGGCTTCTTCAATCCGCAGATGACGGACCAGGCGCTGGCGTGCCTGGACATGATGGACTTTGACGGCAAGGACGGCGTGATGCAGAAGATCCAGCTCAACGGCGTGCTGGCGCAGCGGCTGCAGCAGTACCAGCAGCTGGCGCTGTCGCTGGCGCAGATCGCGCGGCCGGACATGGTGCAGGGCATCGCGGCGGACATGGGCATCGCCATGCCGGCACAGTCGGGCGCAGGCGCAAGCGCCGCGCCGAAGATGCAGGAAAGCGACGAGATCTCCGGCATCAAGGCCGACGAGCACCCGATCGCCGCGAAGGCGCGGGAGGCAAGCGCGAACGCTGCCCAGCCGGGCGGCGGAGCAGTGATCAAGGGGGGCAGCAAGGCATGATCGAGATCGTGTACGACCGTATGCGGCTGCGGCTGACGGCTGACGGACACGCGGGCTTTGCCGAGGCGGGGCAGGACATCGTGTGCGCGGCGGTGACGATCCTTGTGTACACGCTGGCGGCAGCCGTGGGCAACATGGACGCCGCAGGGCAGGCCCGCGGCTCGATCGTGGAGCTGGGCAGCGGGCACGCCGAGATCGTGTGCGCTGCATCGCCGCGATGGCGCGCGTGCGCGAGGATGATCTGCGACCAGATCTGCGCGGGATTCGATATCCTGCGGCAGATGTACCCGGATCGCGTGCGCTACGAGGTGCGCGGATAAAAAAATTTCAGAGATTCAGGGCCGAGGGATAGAGAAAGCTCTCGGCCTTTTTGTATGCTGGAGGTGCGAGGGTGCAGGGGCTTTCGCGTGTGTACCTCCTTTCTTTTCTGTTTTCCCATCCATCTCCTTTTCTCTTGGCACCCGCGCAGCAGGAGACTGCTGCGTGGGTATCTATGCCGCAGCGAGGCGCGCTGCAGCGATGGACTGCAAGTGCCGGTGCAACTCCGGCAGGCGGCTGACAGGGTCGTGGCCTACCACAGATTTTTTACGGAGGCATCCTTATGCGATTTGACATCAAGGCACTGGCTATGCTGCATGGCCTGCAGGTGTTCGGCGGCGAGGGCGGCGCGGGAGGCGCGGCCGGAGGCTCTGCCGGAGCGGGAGCAGGCGCAGATGGTGCAGGTGCTGCGGGCGTAACGGCTCCCGACGCCGGGGAGCGCATCCTGACCGGGCTTGGTGTCCCGGCGGACAAGATCAGCAAGCGGTCGAGAGCGCGCGTATCGGCCATGCACCGTGACGACGGGGCAGCGGCAGAGGCGGCGCAGACGCAGGACGACGCTGCAAATGGCACCGATGACGGGCAGGAAATGCCGAAGCGCCTGACGTGGGACGAGATCATGGCAGACCCCGAGTACAACGAGCAGGCGCAGAAGATGATGCAGAAGCGGCTGGCAAAGTCGAAGAAGGCCGAGCAGGCGCTCAAGGACCTGACGCCGGCATTGGAGCTGATGGCGCGCAAGTACGGCATCGAAGCAGATGATATCTCCAAGCTGGACGTGCAGGCGCTGAACAAGGCTGTGACCGAGGATAAGGCGTACTACGAGGAGCGAGCGGACGAGCTCGGCATCCCCGTCGAGGAGGCCATGCGCATCGACCAGCTGGAGCGGCGCAACAAGCTGCTGGAGCACCAGAACGAGCAGACGCTTGAGCAGCGCAGGCTGCAGGAGCATTTCGACGGTCTGGTGCAGCAGGCGGCAAAGCTGCAGGAGACGTATCCGGGCTTTGACCTGCAGACGGAGCTGGAGAACCCGGTCTTCGCGCGGCTGACCGCGCCGGGCAGCCTGATCAGCGTGGAGGACGCCTACTTTGCCGTGCACCGAAAGGAGATCCAGACGGCGGCGATGCAGGTGGCAGCGCAGAAGACCGCGCAGCAGATCAGCAACAGCATCCAGGCCGGGCAGCGCAGGCCGGCAGAGAACGGCAGCGCATCCCAGGCGGCATCCATTTCTGCCCCGACGACGATGTCGCGCGCGAGACGCGACGAGATCAAGCGCCGCATGCACATCGCAGCGGCGAATGGGGAGAAGCTCTATCCCGGCACGTTCTGACGACGTGCGGCGGCTCCTCCCGGACGAACGACATTTTCTGAAAGGGGAAGCTATTTTATGAAGACCATTCTTTACTCCATGCTCGGCCTGCAGCTTTTCGCGGATGCGGGCACGCTGGTCAACGCGACCGGCAACTACGTCAACGCAGGCACCGGCGCGACGACCAATTTCTCCGGCAACAACACGCTTGCGCCGGAGCTCAAGACCTTTTATGACACGGAGCTGCTCGAAAACGCCCGCGCCGAGATGTTTTACGCCCAGTTCGGCAAGAAGCAGGCGCTGCCGAAGAACCACGGCGGCACCGTGGAGTGGCGCAAGTGGAACACCTTTGACAAGGCCAGCAAGCTGACCGAAGGCGTGATCCCGACCGGCCAGAAGTTCGGCGTGACCAAGCTCGAGGGCAGCATCAACCAGTACGGCACGTACACCAGCATCACCGACCGCCTGGAGCTGCGCGCCTACGACGACGTGATCCTCGGCGCGACCGAGGAGATGGGCGCAAGCGCCGCTGAGACGCAGGAAAAGCTCATCCGCGACGCGCTGCTGACCAACACCAACGTGCTCTACTGCGACAACATCAGCGCGGACGGCGCGTTCATCTCGACTCCGACCTCCTGCGCGACGATGGGCGCCGGCGGCGGCTCGAGCGCTGCTGACGGCTACGCCTACCTGACGCCGGACATGATCGCCAAGGCGGTCACGAAGATGAAGAAGGATCGCGTGCCGACCATCAACGGCAAGTACTACGCCGTGATCCATCCGTCCGTCGCCTACGACCTGCGCAAGTCCACCGAGTGGATCGAGGCGCACAAGTACGCCCAGCCGGAAGAGATCTACAACGGCGAGATCGGCGAGCTGCACGGCGTGCGCTTCATCGAGAACACTTTCGCCCCTGTTCTGACCGGCGAGGGCTACAAGAACAAGAGCAACGGCGCGACCTACGCGACCTACTTCTTCGGCAAGGATGCCTTCGGCATCATCGACCCGGAGGGCGGCGCGCTGGAGATGATCGTGCACGACAAGTCCGAGATCGGCGGCCCGCTGAACCAGTTCAGCACCATCGGCTACAAGTTCGAGACCAACGGCGCGACCGTGCTCTACCCCGAGCGCCTGCTGCGCGTGATGAGCACGTCTGCTTACAGCGCGACGGACACCGCCAACTGAGGCGAAACCAATACGGCCGGAGGCGCTGCGGCGTCTCCGGCTGATGTGAGAAAGGAGCGTACCAATGGCAACCGAAAAAAAGACTGAGGCTGTAGCCGAAAAGCTGCCGGATCCGTATGAGCTGGAGGAGATCTTTATCCCGCGCGCAGGCGCGAAGGAAGACCCGAACCTGTTCGTGAGCGTCAACGGCAAAAATTTCTTGATCCCGAAGGGCAAGAAGTCCAAGGTGCCGCGCTACATCGCCGACGAGATCCGCCGGTCTGAGCGCGCGAGGGACGACTTCGAGGCGTTCGTGGACGAAGCGACGGCGGCCGCAAAGCAGGCGGAGTAAACCCATGGGAGGCGGCAATCACGCCTCCCTTTTTCAGTATAAGGAGCAGAGACTATGACGATTTCGGACGCGATCACAATGGTGGACGCCCTGCGGCCGAACCAGTATTCGCAGGACATGAAGATCCGGTGGCTGTCGCGCCTAGACGGGATGATCTGGCAGGAAGTGATCCGCACGCACGAGGGCGGCACGGAGACGTTCGACGGCTACGGAGAGAACACGAGCATGAGCACGGAGCTGCTCGTCGGCAGCCCGTATGACGAGGACGTGTACAACAACTACCTGCAGGCCATGATCGACCGCGAAAACGGCGAGGCGGGCAAATACAGCCAGAGCATCACGCTGTTCAACGCGGCGTTCTCGCGCTGGCGCAACTGGTATAACCGCGCGCACATGGCGAAGGACCCCGGAACATTCCGGTTTTGAGGGAGGGATGACAGATGCCGATATACCCGACGATTCAGGAGACGGCACGATCGCAGCAGGTGACGGATACCTTCGGCGGCTACAACCACAACCTCAAGATCCCCGAGGGGGAATTTTACGAGATGGAGAATCTGTGCGGCGATGATTACCCGCTGCTGGCGACAAGAAAGCAGCGAAATACGCTGCAGGTTCCGGCCGAAAACCTGCAGGCGATGGTATCAAAAGGGGATAAGCTCTACTACATCGCGGGATATGACCCCACGACAAAGGCGTGCGGCTTCTATGCCGGCGACGAGAAAGTCATGGATCTAGCATACGCCGGCGGCTTGAAGCGGTTCGTGAGTATGGGCGCATACCTGCTCATCTGGCCGGACAAGGTGTGGTACAACACGGCCGACGGCACGCACGGGAACATGGAAAAGAAGTTTTCCGCTGCGGCTGGGACGTACCTATTTTCGGAGACGAACGCCGTTTCAGGCCCGGACGGGCAGGAGACGATCACGCTCTATGCCATATGGCTGGTGGAGCCGTGCAGCCGGGACGGGAAGATTGTGTACACGACGAGTGAGACGCGCAGCGTGACCTTCGGCAGCAACCGCACGGTGATGCAGGAAGGGATCACCTACTACTATCTCAACAGCAACAAACCATCCGCGCCGAAAAACGGGGACGCATACATCGACAACGAGACGCGAACGCCATATGTCTACAGCGACACGGAGAAGGACTGGGTGGCGCGGGATGTGCCGGTGATGCGGCTCAAATGCAAGGGGATCGGCAGCGGCTTCGCGCCCGAGGACTATGTGAAGATCTCGTATGTGGACACGAGCACGGACTTCGGCCTGCTCGGCGGTGATAACCTTGCGGACGGTACGTACCGCGAGGTGCTGGCCGCCGGGGACGATTACCTCGTGCTGGACGCATATGCGCCGAAGGTCACGGTGCGGTATTACATCGACGAGGCGCCGCCGGGCGTATACGTCAAGGCGGCGATGGATACCCCGGATATGGACTACGTCATCGAGGCGCAAAACCGCCTCTGGGGCTGCAAGTACGGCACGGTGAACGGGAAGCTCGTCAACGAGATCTACGCGAGCGCGCTTGGGCGCTTCGACGTGTGGCACAAATATGCAGGAGTGAGCACGGACAGCTACGCCGCGTCGGTCGGGTCTGACGGCCGCTGGACGGGCGCCGTGAATTATCAGGGCTACCCGCTGTTTTTCAAGGAAGACCGGATGCACAAGGTGTATGTGTCCGCGAGCGGCGCACACAGGATTCAGGAGTACACGATGCGCGGCGTGCAGCCGGGGGGCGCAAAGAGCCTCGCGGTGGTCAACGGTGTGCTTTTTTACAAGGCGCGCGACTGCGTGTGCGCCTATGACGGAAGCGGCGCGCCGACGGACGTGAGCGAGAAACTGAACCTGAATTCGCTTTCGCGGCCTGGCAGCACGACAAGCATCGCGGCGGCGTACCGCGACAAGTATTATCTCTACCTGCAAATGAATACGCCTCCGGGAAGCCGCCTGCTTGTTCTGGACACACGGCGTGGGGCGTGGTACCGCGAGAACCTGCCGAGCGGCAGCATTACCGACTTCACGGAACATCTAGGCTCGCTGCTGTGCGCGGCATACGGCATCGAGGAGATCGCGCACGACAACCAGGTATCAGAACTGATCGGCACGGAAGAGGGCGACGTGGCGTGGAGCTGTGAGACGGGGCTGATCGGTTACAGCACGGTGGAGCAGAAATACGTCAGCCGGTTCAACATCCGCATGAGCCTCGCGCGGGATGCGTACATGGACGTGCTCGTGCAGTATGACTCCGACGGTGTGTGGCACAACCAGGGCCGCATCCAGGGCGTGGGAACGCGCACGTTCATGCTGCCGGTGCGGCCGAGGCGATGCGACCACTTCCGCATACGGCTCGAGGGCAGCGGGGACGTGCGAATCTACAGCTTTGCAAAGATATTTGAGGCGGGGAGCGATGTGTATGCTGACATTTGATTACCCGCAGACGTATGCGGTTACCGGAAGCGCAGAGGAGCAGCTTGCCCAGCTGCGCTCGTACATCTGGCAGCTCGTGGACGTGCTCAACCAGGCGGTCGGCGGCGAGGCGGAGGCCAACAGTGGGCGCGGCAACTGCGCGGTGACGAGCGTAAACCGCGTGCCGCCGGACACTGCCGGGAACGTGCAACTGACGCCGAAAAACGTCGGCGCGGTGGATGAGGATGAAGAGCTGACGATCCATGAGATCGTGGACATGTGGGATAACGCTTAGGGGGGAGAACTATGGCGGCAAAATACGCAGGGAAGAACGCCCTGAACAAGCTGATGCAGCTCGTCAAGGCATCGCTGTCCGGCAAGATGGACAAGTCCGGCGGGACTTTTACGGGCAATGTCTCCGGCAAATACTTTACCGGCACGTGGCTGCAGACGACGGCAGCAACCGACCTCGGCCGCGCACCCGGTAAAATTGCCGTGCTTGACGAGTCCGGCTGGGTGTACTACCGGACACCAGCGGAGCTCAAATCCGATATCGGCGCAGACTACATCGCCGAGCAGGGCACGACCGGTGTGTGGACGTGGCGCAAATGGGCATCCGGTACCGCTGAGCTGTGGGGAGTCTTTAGCGCCGATTCTTTGGCCGTGAATACTGCGTGGGGGTCTGTATATTATGGCACATGGATGCACTTGGCCGTCAACAAAAGCGGGCGCGAATATCCGTTTGCATTTACGGACACGCCGGTTGTCATTGCAACGCCCTATAGCCCGTCGACCGACTTTTGGCTGCTGACGGACAGCCAAAATAATCTCGGCACGCCGCAGACACACGCACCGGCATATGCTTGTGTGCTGCCGGCAAGTGCCACGATTACAGGCCCGCAGATACACTACCACGTTATCGGCAAGTACAAGTAAAGGAGGCCACGCATGGCAAAGAAAAACTACAACGGTGTCGAGTTTGACGACAGCGTGGATTATGCCGCGCTGATGGATAAGGCTGCTGCCGCTGGAGACAACGAGAAGGCAGCCGTCCTGGAACGAAAGCGCAACGCGAAGATCCAGTCCGGCGGCATGGACTACGAGACGACAAACCAGTACGCGCAGTATCTGCCGAAGGTGGACACGCCGTATGACACACAGACGGACTACGCCTCCCTGATGGAGAAGGCTGCGGCCTCCGGAGACTACACGAGCGCAGCACGGTATGAAAAGCTGCGTAACGCGAAGATCAAGGGCGAGGGCCTGGACTATGAGACGAGCGATTACTACTCGAAGTACCTGCCCGAGAACCGGTATGCCTACGACCCGAGCAAGAACGACGCATACCAGCGCGCGAACGATCAGGCGACGGCGATCTACGACAAGATCATGAACCGCGGCGAGTTCTCGTATGACGTGAACAAGGACAAGCTCTACCAGCAGTACCGCGACCTGTACGCGCAGATGGGCCGCAGCGCGATGGAGGACACCATGGGGCAGGCGGCGGCGCTGACCGGAGGCTACGGAAGCACCTACAGCCAGAACGCCGGGCAGCAGGCATACAACGCCTACCTGCAGAAGCTCAACGAGGTCGTGCCTGAGCTGTATAATGCAGCCTACAACCGCTACAACCAGGAAGGCCAGGACCTGATGAACCTGTACAGCATGGCGCGCAGCAACGCCGACAGCGCCTACGAACGTGACTACAACCAGTGGTACAACCGACTGCAGCTCGAGCGCGGCGACGAGGACACGGCCTATAACCGCCAGCAGACTGAGGAGCAGAAGAAGCTCACGCAGGAGGAGACGGACTATGAGCGCAAGCAGAACGCCTGGAGCCGTCTGTCGTCTCTCATCACAACGACCGGCTACCAGCCGTCGGACGAGGAGCTGGCGGCGGCCGGTATGTCTGCCAACGAGGCGGCGTATCTGCGGCAGTATTACCAGCAGCAGAAGGCAGCAGCGTCAAATAAGAGTGGGGGGTCGGGCGGCGGAAGCAGAAGAAGCGGGAGCGGGGTCTCGCCAACGCAGGCACCACAAACGGATACCGAAGTGCGGAAAAATTCTGCTGCTGCGAGCCGTTTGACCGGTGGAGCGGAGGACATTTCCTACTTGAAAGATTACACGACGCTGGCAGAATACGAAAAATGGTGGTCGGAGCTTGACCGCCAGTCGAATGGTGGAATGTCGAAAAGTGGCCTCCGCGCGCTCATCAACAAATGGGAGCAGGAAGGCAAGATTTCCGAACAGGCGGCGAATGAAATGTATGTTTCTTACCGCCTGACGTACTGACACGGAGGAAAGCACATGGCGATTCAGCGCGAAAAAATCAACCACGACTTTGCATCGGAGGGCCGCAAGGCGCGGGCGCTGCTGCAGAGAGACCAGCAGAATGCGCTTGCGCGGTATCAGCAGCAGAGCAGCAACCTGCTGCAGCAGATCGGCGGCGGAGAGAGCGCATATTGGGATGCACAGCGCAGAAAACAGCTTCAGTCGGATTATGACCGGTATATGGTGACGCTTGGACAGCTTGGACTGTATGGCATGGATACCGACGGCGATATGCGCACAATGCGCAGCGCGGTCGATTCCGTGCTCGATTTCCAGAACCAGTTCAAGGACGAGAACGACTTCAACGTGTCGTATGCCTACCCGAAGAAATACAAGGGCAAGACCCGCACGGACGTGAATGCGGCGCTCGCGCAGCTCAAGAACACGCCGGGGGCCGAGGCGGAATATGACTGGCTGAACAAGAACCAGATGAATTACTGGTCTGTGGACGAGCTGAAAGAGCAGATCAACGCGTGGCGAAATGAGGTTTCCGGCATTGAACGGCAGCGCCGGAATATGCCGCGCATGGCAGCCGGGAGCACGGACGCGGACTATGCCAAGCGCCAGCAGGAGGCGCTCGCGCTCTCGGGTCAGATCGATGAGCGCAAAGCGAAGATTGGGAAGGCGCAGAGCCTGCTCACGCAGAAGGCATACGATGACGAGATCAGCAAGTGGGACACGCAGATGCAGAAGGCGCTCTCCGACTACAGCAAGGCGCTGAGCGTGGACGAGAATGCACGCATGGAGATGGCGATGGCCGGGAACCGCGCATTCGTGGTACAGAACAGTGATTACGCCACGAACGCGAGCAACACGGTGCGAAGCTTTGAGCAGCAGCTGCGTGATTACGGCTACAGTGACCAGCAGATCAATGGCATCCGTCACTACGCGCTCACGCAGCAGCACGCAAACGAGGCTGCGGAAATGGCACAGCAGGTCGCGCAGGAGGCCAAGGAGCATCCGTGGCTTTATTCCGCTATGTCTGTCGGCACGAATATGATGGCCGGAGCGGGCGCGCTCGACATCGCGGCGCAGAATGTGTTTGGCGGCACAGACCCGTTCACGGGCGAAAAAATGGCCGTCGATCGCTATACGAAATCCATGGTGCCGAGCACGGTGACGAACACCATCCGCGGGAGCGTTTCCGAGGATATGAGCGGCATCGGGTCGTTTTTGTACAACACCGGCATGAGCATGGCCGACAGCCTGGCAACGCTGGCCATCGGCGGCGCGACCGGCCTGCACGGCGCGGCGGATGTGATCCTCGGCGGCGCGGCGGCATCTCAGGCAATCACGGATGCGTATGACCGCGGCGCTTCTGACTCGCAGGCCATTTCGGTCGGCCTGCTCTACGGTACGGCCGAGGCGCTGTTCGAGCACATCAGCCTGGACAAGCTGCGTATGTTCCACACGTCGGCGGCAGCCGGGAAGAAGACCGCGAAGACGCTGGTTAAGGATATGCTCAAGCAGAGCTTCGTGGAAGGCAGCGAGGAAGTCTGCACGGACATCGCAAACGTCATCTCCGACGCGATCGTGATGGCCGACAAGAGCGAGATCAACCAGACGATCGCCGCCTATCAGGCAGACGGCATGAGCGAGGACGAGGCAACGCGCAGGGCGTGGCTTGACTGGCTCGGCCAGACGGCGCAGGACTTTGCCGGCGGCGCGATCTCCGGCGGCGTGATGACCGGCGGCGACATGGCGCTCAACGCCGGTATGCGAAGCGCGAATTACCGCGAGACCGGCCGGCAGATCACGGCCAACGACTACGCGGACATCCTCCGCCACGCTGCAGAGGAAAGCGGCGACGAAAACCTCCGGAAGCTGGCCGGGAAGAAGCAGACAAACCGCAACACCGGCAAGATCTACGAGGCGACACAGGAAGCAAATCTAACGCAGGCGGTCTCTGACCGTCTGGGTGCGCTCGGCACGCCAGAAAACGACGTGCAGGAGCTGACCGGCCTCGTGGTCAAGCAGATCAAGGGGCAGGAGCTGACGCGCAAGGAACAGCGAAAATTTGACGCCAGCAAGCAGGCACAGCGCGCGGCGAGCGAGTATGCGTCCCTGTTCACGCGGGATGCAGACCGGACCACGAACGCATGGGCGCGCAGCCATATGCGTGACGCAGCCGAGCTGGAGCGCAACGCGATCTATGGCGGGGCGCGCAAGGCTGACGCAGGGCAGACGCAGGCACATCAGGCGGAGAAGAACGCCGAGGTGCAGGTAAACGGTGAGACCGCGCAGGTGCAGGCACTTCGATATGACCAGGAGAGCGGCAGCGTGGAGCTGTCCGTGAAGGCCAAAAACGGCGATGTGCAGCGTGTTTCCGTGAAGGACGCCAAACTGCCGGAGGGCACACGCCTGCTCGCAGAGAGCGCGGAAAAATACGGCGAGACCGCGCCGCAGATGTACGCCAACTACCAGAACGGGCAGGACGTGGAGCGCTACGCCAGCGCCTACGAGGTGGCATACTCTTACGGCCGTGCGGGCGTGAAAAACTACGCTGTGCTCGAGAACAGCGGCGCAGCGTCGTATCTGACACCGGAGCAGCGGAAATTTGCCTACGAGACCGGCCTTGCCGCGGCACGCAGGGAATCTGACGCAAAGAGCGCGGCGGCCAAGAGCGGCGAAATTCAGGCCGGCAGCGTGACGCTGGAAGGCGGAAAGCTCGGAAACGTGACGCTCGCTGCCGTGAACACAGCCGGCCTGACGCGCAAGCAGACGGCGTCGATCGACGTGGCACGCAAGGTGGCCGAGGCGACCGGCGTGAACGTCGTGTTCTTTGAATCGCAGACCGGAGAGGACGGAAAATACCTCGGCATGAACGGCGCATACCGCGATGGCACGATCTATCTGGACGTGAACGCAGGGAAGAACAGCGTGGGCATTGGCGAGACGGCTATCCTGAAGACGATGGCGCACGAGCTGACGCACTTCATCCAGCGCAACAGCGGTCAGTATGAGGCGCTGAAGGCATTTGTGGCGAACCATGTGCTTGAGAGCGGCGACAGCATCGAGCGCCTTGCCCGGCAGAAGCTCGACAACGACTCGACCGGCGATCTGACGATGGACGGCGCGATGGACGAGGTCGTGGCCGATGCGTGCGAGATGATGCTGCGCAACACCGAGGCCGTGCAGCGGCTGGCGAACGAGAACCGCAGCCTTGCCGAGAAGATCCGCGACTGGATCGGCGACTTCGTGAAGAAGCTGCGTGCAGCGTTTAAGGGCGACCGCGCGACGCACGACGAGGCGAGAGCCATGCTCGACCGGATGGTGGAGCTGCAGAAGCTCTGGGACGATGCGCTGGTGGACGCGGCGAAGACGAAGGCTGCAAACGCTAAAACAGACTTTGACCACGCCGGGCAGGTAACGAACATTGACGGGGAAATGGTCGCGGCGAGCAACGGAGAAGGCGGCGCTGTCTTTTCGCTTCGCACATACGACGAGGGCGGAAAAGAATATCTTGACAAATGGCTCGAACGAGCTGAGAAGAGAAACCGCATCACGCACGAGGACGCGAATGACATCAGAAATCAGCTCGACTATATCTACCGCATCTGCAAGGAGTATGAAGGGAAATATGCACCGTTCGGCACATGGAGCAATGCTGAGGTGGTGTACGACGCAAACGGGAAACCGCTGTTTTCCGTCGTGAAGCAAAATGGCGAATACGCCATGAATCTGGATTTCTCGCTCGTGTGCAAAAAGCGCAGGACGCTCGACGCGGTGCTCAACGAGCTCGTGCGGCGCGGCGTGGCAAACAACATGAACCTCGGTGGAGAGACCCTTGTGCGCGTCAACGACATCATCCGAGAATACGGCTTTGAGACTGCGTGCAAAATGTGCTTTGTGGACGCAAAGCGTTTCCGCCAGGCGGATGTGTCTGACACGTTCGCAGACCTGTACAACGGGCTTGTGCGCAGTTTGGTTCCTGCTGAGTCTGACGCTCAGATCGATTACTTTAATTACGGCGGGGACAAAACAAAGAAAAGCAGCGGCGCCGGCATTGACACACTCGCGGATTCTGAGCTGGATTTCTCCCACATAGACGAAGTTCTTAGGACGTATGGGAAGCTCACATCCGAGTACAAAGCAGCGAAATACATCCGCGAAAACGCAGCCGCGAGAAAGCTCGTACAGAGATCCGATTTCCTTGCAAGCGACGGCTTCAGCACCGTAAAACGGGAGAACCCGGAGCTGCTCAAGATCTATAATTCGAAGAAGGGCTCTGCAGGGCCGAAGGCGGCATTCGGCGATGTGCAGTATCTCAACGATATTCTGCACAAGGGAAACTGGCGCGCGAAAAAGGCATATGCAGTAGGTGGCGTTCGCGCGCAGAGCTTCAGCGATTACGTGCCGCGTATGGTGTTTGACTATATGCAGATGATCGCCGAGCTGAGCGCAAAGAAGCTCCCTGCGCACGCGTACACCAAAGAGGCGCTGTTTGTCAAGCAGTTTGGTCTGACCGGAATGAAGATCAACATGAGCCTGATGCCTGCCATGGTGGAAGGCGGTGTCGCGCCAGGACTCGACGCGAACGGGAATTACGCATGGGCGGACGAATCGTTCGACTACAATACGGCTGTAGAGCTGCAGAACGCAGATGGATATCGGAATAACTGCGGCACGATCTGCGTGGGCATTTCCGACGCGCACATTCGCAAGCTGATGTCTGACCCGAACATCCGCATGGTCATCCCGTATCACAAGAGCGGCATCAACCCGGTCGTTGCGCACATGATGCGGATCGGGGAATACCCGGACTACACAGGATACCAGAACACGCGCTACGCCGACGGCGTGAAACTGTCGAAGGAGGACGCGAAGCACGAGCCGAATTTCAACCAGATCCTGCACGACATGGGCACGAACGGAGACCCGCGTGCTGCGGCGCAGAAATACCTCGACTGGTGCGAGGAACACGGATACCTGCCGAAATTTGATCAGTTTGCGTACAAGTATGTAAACGGCGAGCGTGTGATGGATGAAAACTACTACAAACTTCTGGAGGACTTCACGACGCTTGTTGACGGAGAATATCACGCGCAGGAAGCCGTGAAGATGGTGTTTCCGGACGAGAACAGCGCGTTCGGTTCGATCGCGGAGCTGATCCGCGAAGGGCTTGAGGAGGACGCCGTCGTGGAGGGGATGCGCTCGGAGCGCCTCGGAGAGATCTGCGACAGGATCGAGCGCGAGCTTGGAAACGAAAACGCCGCAAAAGAAAATTCCGCATGGGACGGCGGTGTACAGTTTTCTGAGCGCGACTATTCCTACGAGACACTGACAGCAAAGCCGGATATGCGTGTGACGAACGTGGACGACCGTGTGTCATACCGGCCGACACGCGAGGCACGCAAGGAAATCGTAGCGCGCGCGATCGCAAACGCGAAGAAAATCGGCCGGACGAACGAAAACGGCAATGCTGTGGTGCGCGTGGCAGACACGGGTGACGAGGTGATCTTGAGCGCGAAAGGGCTGCGGCACGGGCTGGATCGGCGGTTGAATGAGAATGCCCCTGTGACATTGATGGCCGGAGAGATCCTGCAAAATTCTATTCGTATTAACGAGCTGACACCACAGCATCCGGACGCTGACGGGAGTTATGTGCTCCTTGGTGTTGGCAAAACGGAACAGGGCACGCTCTATTTGGTCAGGTCTGTCGTGAACAAATACGGCAAAGAGCTTTCGTCCATGGACGTTCTGTATGCTGTGAGCGCAAAAAAAGAGAATCGGCTGCGCTCAATGCGCCCGGAGTTTCAACGCTCCGTTACCGATTCTACTATCAGTATACGCTCGCTGCTGGACTATGTCAATCGGTATTTCCCGGATGTGCTGCCGGAGAGCGTGCTGCGGCACTACAACCACGACCGGCGGCCGGAGGGGAAGCTGGGCGAGAGCGCGCTGTACCAGCGGCGTGACGACACGCGGACAGACCGAGATGTGCTCTCCGATGCTGCGGACGGCGACGCGGCCAACGTGCGCGAGATGGAGATGCTGCGTGAGTACCGGGAGAAGCTGCAGAAATACAGTTCGCTCACACGGAGTCTGGAGCAGCAGCGCGAGCTTGCGCAGAACGCGGAAAGCAAGGAGGATCGCCTGAAGGCGAGAAACCGCGCGGACAACCTGGCTGCGCAGGTGAGCCGAGCGGACGCGCAGCTCACACGGATGCAGAACGCGAAACCGCTGCGCGAGCTGGTGGCGCGCGAGCTGAAGACGCGCGACAGCCTGGCCAAGGAAAACGCCATGCTGCGCGACCGCGTGGAGTATTGGCGCGGGCAGACGCGTCGCACGGAAGAGGCAACCACAGACCCGAAAGCCGTGCGGGAAGCCGCGAAGAATATCATCAAGCAAACCGGCAGCAGCATCGGCGTGGACGAGGTCACAGGAAGACTGCAGGAGCTGTACGACGGCATTGCCCGCGCGACGAGCGAGAACGGCTTGAGCCAGGAGGATATCTGGAAGCACGCGTATGATCTTGCGCACGACATTCTCGACGACGTGACTGCCGTTGACGACACGATGTACCGCGAGTACGAAGACCTGCGGAGGTATTTCAAGGGTCAGCAGCTCGTCGTGTCCGCGGTTGACCGCGGGGAAATTCCGGACTTCGGAGATTTCCGGCGGAGGAACATGGGACGAATGCGGCTGAAAAACGGTGAGCGGACGAACGTTGACCAGGTTTACGCAGAGCTGAGTGAGCTGTACCCTGAATTCTTTGACCAGAACCGCGAGAGCCAGCCGAGCGACCAGCTCTACCGCATTGCCGATGTGCTGGACGCGGTGTACTCCGTGAACGAGTACAACCCGAACGCGCAGTATATGCGCGAAGCGACGCAGAGTGTGAGCAACGAGATCCTTGAGCAGTTTTTCGACCTGCCGCAGCAGAGAACGTTTGCCGACCGGCAGGCGAAGAAGGACGAACAGCAGAAGACGCACTACCTCAACCAGATCAACGAGCTGCGCAAGGCCAATGACACGCGCATCGCGGAGCTGCGGGCGCAGAACCGCAAACGGCTGCAGGAAGTCATGGCAAGAGAGCGCGAGAAACGCGACGAGCAGATCGCGCGGCTGAAAGACAGGAACGCGGCCGATAAGGCGCGCCGCGAGGAAAGCGCGGCTGTGGCGAAATACCGCCCGCGCATCGAGCAGAAGGCGAAGCGCCTGAGCGATTGGCTGCTGAAAAACAGCGATAAGGAGCACATCCCGGAGCCGCTGAAGCTGGCGGTGGGTGAGTTCCTGGAATCCATCGACTTTACAAGCAAACGGGCGCTGGGCGGCGGTGCGCTGACGAAAAAGGACATTCAGCGTTCGCTCCGGTATACTGACCGGATGCAGAAGCTGCTTGACAGCCTGCGTGGCCAGAACGAGGGCGGGGCGAATGACCTCGGGCTGTATCTGGACATTCCGGATGGATTCCTCGAGGAGATGCAGAAACACATCAACACTGCGTCCGCTATCATCAGCCAGAACCCAGGCGAGAACGTCGTGAACCGGATGAACGGTGAGCAGCTGCAGCAGCTCGACCGGATGCTCACGATCCTGACGCGCAGCATCCAGAACGCGAACAAGCTCAAGGCCAACGCGCACTTTGAGACCGCACGGCAGGCGGCACAGGCGACGGTGCTGGAGCTCGACCGGCTGGGGCAGGCCAAAGGCAGAACGAAGGCTGGAGAAAAGGTGGCTGGTTTCCTCAGCTGGGAGAATACGACGCCGTACTACGCTTTCCAGCGCTTCGGCGAGGGTGGCAAGGCGATCTTCGAGGCACTGTCGGCCGGCTGGGATCAGATGGCCTTCAACACGAAGAAGGTCATGAGATTCACGGAGCAGACCTACAAGCCGGAGGAAGTGAAGGCATGGTCGAAGGAAACGCACACGTTTAAGCTCGAGAGCGGAGAGACTGCGAAGATGACGGCTGCGCAGATGATGGCGTTTTACTGCCTGTCGAAACGCGAGCAGGCCATCGGCCATCTCCTTGGCGGCGGTATGCGCGTGGAGGACATCCAGAACAGCGGCCGAAAGGAAAACATCAAGCAGGCGGATCCGTTCCTGCTGACGCAGGAGGACATCGCCGCAATCAACGGCGCGCTCACAAAGCGGCAGCGCGAGGTGGCGGACAAGCTGCAGAAGTACATGACGCAGCAGGGCAGCGAGTGGGGCAACCGCGTGTCGATGGAGCGCTTTGGATATCGCGCGTTCACGGAGGAGAACTACTTCCCCATCGAGACGATGGACTCCGAGCGCGACGCGAAAGACCCAGGCGCGAAAGAGAACGATATGTTCCGCCTTCTGAATATGTCTGCGACAAAGAGCCTCGTCTACAAGGCAAACAACGCGCTCGTCGTGCACGACATCTTCGACGTGTTTGCAAACCACATGACGGACATGGCGAAGTATGACGCGCTGGCGCTGCCGATCCTCGACGCAATGAAGTGGTATAACTACCGCGAGAAGCAGAAGCTCGAGAACGGACACGTGCTCACGACGACGGTTCAGCGGTCGATCGAAAAGGCATACGGCATGGATGCCAACAAGTATTTCACGACGTTCATTAAGGACCTGAACGGCGTGAATGAAGGCGGCCGCGGGGAGGGATTCGCAAAGAAGATGCTCTCCAACTACAAGGTGGCGGCCGTGGCTGCGAACCTGCGTGTGGCGCTGCTGCAGCCGACAGCGTATGTGCGCGCGGTCGGCGTGATGGACCCGAAGTATCTGGCAAAAGGACTTTCCGCGAAGAGCGGATACAAAGAGGCAGAGGCGAACAGCGGCATCGCGCTGTGGAAGCAGATGGGCTTTTACGACACGAACATCGGCAGGGGTGTCCGAGACCAGATCAAGAACAGCGCGGGCGTGAAAGACTGGATCGTTGAAAAAGCCATGCTCGGCGCAGAATGGGGCGACCGGCTTACATGGGGCCACTTGTGGAACGCCTGCAAAGCGGAAGTGCGTGACAAGCAGAAGCTGACCGGCGACGCGCTGCTGAAGGCGACGGCCGAACGCTTCCGCGAGGTCGTCTACTCGACGCAGGTGGTGGACAGCACGATGACACGCAGCCAGGCGATGCGCGCGACCGGTGTGTACGGTGCTGTATCTACGGCCTTTATGTCGGAACCGACGATGTCGTACAACCTGCTGCTCAAGGCGTATACGGATTACACGGCGGAGCTGCGCGCGACCGGAGACAAAAAAGAAGCGTGGAGAAATGCAAGCGGGAAAGTTGCAAGAGCGCTGGCGGCATATCTTGTGTCGGCGGCTGTTTCTGGGCTTTTCGAATCAATCGTGGACGCCTGCAGAGACGACGACGAGTACGCCACGTGGCTGGAGAAGTACCTGAGCGCGCTGATCGGCGCGAAATACAAAGACGGAAAGTTTTCCGGCGTGAACCCGCTTGAAAGCAACCTGTTTATGGACGTGGATATCCTCTCGAAGCTCCCGATTCTCAAGGATTTCGTGTCTTTGGCGTCCGGGTATAGCAACGGAAGGATGGACACGGAATGGATTAAAAACCTGATCGATGCGTATCGAATCTGGGACGAGACGATCAAGCTGGATATCGGAAAGCTGGACAAGCCGACGGACGTGACGTACAACGGCAACATGACGCTGTACGGTAAGATTTACAAGACACTCAAGGCGTTTTCGCAAATTGCCGGTCTCCCGGCAAACAACACGGTTCGTGACGTCATTATGCTCTGGAACACCATCGCCGGAGCTGTCGGCAAGGGCGACGAGTGGACGATCCACACCTATGACTCCGGGCCGGAGAACCAGATCAAGTACGGTCTGAGGGACGGCTATCTCACGCGCGAAGAGGCGCAGCAGCTGCTGGTCGAAAAAGGACTCGCGGACGACGAGGATGATGCGTACTGGAAGGTGGACAAGTGGGCGACCGGCGAAGGAAAGTACGACGAGGCGCTCGCTGCGGTGCTCAGCGGCGACAAGGCTGCCTTTGATGCGCAGGCCAAGGAGCTGAAAGAGCACGGCATCGGCGAGAAGCAGCTGCAGTCTAAGGTACGCTCGCAGACGGAGGAGTGGTACGTCGGTGACGACGACGGAAAGCGCTCGATCACGAAGGAGCAGGCGCTGAAGATCCTGCAGCAGTACGGAGGGAAGGACGCCGACGAGGCGCAGAAGCTGGTGCAGAAGTGGACGTGCGAGGTCGTGACCGGCACGGACTACGACGACATCAAGGATCTGTATCTCGGCGGGAAGCTCACGCGGTCTCGCGCGGTAGACATGCTGGTGCGCTACGGCGGGATGACGCAGGAGGATGCGCAGAACAAGATCGACACGGCGGATTTCGTCAAGGCACATCCGGAATGCGACGGCATCAGCGTCGAGGCCGTGCAGAAGTACAACGAGCAGGCGAAACCGGCCGGCCTTGACGCGGGGACGTTCTGGGAAGCATATCAGTTCAAGAACGACGCAAGGACGGCGCGCGACAGCAACGGCAAGGCCATCAGCGGCCAGGGAGCAATGGACAAGGTCGCTGCGTACATCGACGGGCTGAACCTTAGCAGAGAGCAGAAAAACGCGCTGTTCCTGTGCTTCTACAGCCAAAAGTCGCTCGGGAAGATCCGCTGGAGCAACTAAACTGCGGGAGGGATAGAAATATCCCTCCCTTTTTTATATTGTAGAAGCAGTGGAAGGGAGGAGACCACATGACTATCACAATAGCAGATAGACGCGGTGCGCTGTGGCAGTGGGACACCGGGCGGCGCTTGCGCGTGGGCAGTGGCGTGGAGCAGATTCACTACCAAAACCGCGCGCTTGGCCGCAGCGTTGACGTGGATGTCGGGGACGACGGCACGGCCATCATCCCGGACGAGCTGCTGCAGGACTGCCACACGCTGACGGCCTACGTCTACGTCACCGACGACACCGGCGCGTACACGATGGAGCAGCAGGACTTTATCGTGCACAAGCGCGCGAAGCCCGCCGGATATGTATACACGCCGACAGAGCAGATGACGCTGCAGATGATCCAGCGCCAGATTGGCGACCTTGCCGACCTGACGACGGAGGCAAAGGACACGCTCGTGGAGGCAATTAACGAGACGGCACGGACAGGCGGCGCGGGCATGGACATTACCGGCGCAACGGTAGGCCAGACAGTCAAAATAGCCGCCGTGGATGACAACGGTGTGCCGACTGAGTGGGAAGCCGTTGATCTCCCGGATTCTGGCGGGAATCCTACCGTGGAGCCTGCGGAAGATGATATGCCCAAAGTGTATTTCACTGGCACTTTGCCCACAAACAAGGGTGAGGGAGAATTACGGCTGACTATGCGTTATGTTTCCAAGTCTGCTGATTTCACTTATCCTGTAACCTTGAAAGTACAGGGTGCTTCGTCCGTAAGCTACCCGAAGAAAAATTTCACGCTGAAAACTTATAATGATTCTACTTATGAGATTAAGAAGAAACTGGCTTTTAAGAACTGGCCTGAGATGAACAAGTTTGTTCTGAAAGCCCACTGGATTGACCATTCTCATGTCCGCAATGTAGGCACTGCAAAGATTTGGAGCAAAATTGTGAAATCCAGGTCTGACTATGATAGTCTGCCCGAAGAACTGAGGAATGCACCCAACAACGGAGCAACAGATGGATTCACCGTCAAAGTTTTCGCCAACGGTGTATATCAGGGATTGTATGAATGGATTGTCGCCAAGGACAAGCTGTTCGGTCAGAATTCCGATATTGCAACCCATAGCATTTTGAATAGCGAGGAGAATAATACGGAAACCTGTGTGTTTGCGACTACCTCCCCTTCTGTTGCCGGTAACTGGTCTGAGGAATTACATGATGTTATGTCCAGTGACATTTCCACTTCCTTCGCAAATCTGATTAAGTTTGTGGCTGGCTCTACAGATGAGGAATTTGTAGCAAATGCAGAAAACTATTTTGATGTGCAGTCCGTTATTGACTTCAATATTTTTGCCCGTGTGTTCTGTATTGTGGACAATATTGGAAGAAATCAGATTTTCTTTACCTATGACGGTGTGAAATGGTATGAGGGCTGTTGGGATGTTGATGCTGTTCTGGGCGCACATCCGACTGGTGGCGCATTCCTTCCTTATGATACCGAGTTCCAGACTGGCTATGTAGCATATGCAAGCCACGGGCTGACGAATGTGCTTTATCAGCGTATCGAAACGTTGTTCTTTGACAGATTTAAGCAGAGATATGAAGAATTGCGGTCTGGTGTGTTGTCTATTGATAACATCATCGAAGTATACGAACGACTGACTGATACAATTCTGTTGTTCGGTGATTTGCTTAAGGAGGACTACGCAGAAACAACTGGTGGTGGTGCATTCACTGGCATTCCTTACAGGAACGAGAACAACATTCAGCAAATCAGAAACTTCATTGCGGCAAGAATCCCTTACATGGATGAGCAAATCAAAGCTATGATGCCACCTGCTCCTTGTACTGGTATCAGCCTGTCCGCGTCCAGTCTGGCATTTACCGAAGAGGGTAGTAAAACTCTGACTGCAACTGTTACCCCGGATGGCTGTACCGATGTTATCACATGGGCAAGCGATAACACCAGTATCGCAACCGTGAGCGGCGGCGTGGTAACTGCTGTAGCAAACGGAAATTGCACGATTACCGCAACCTGTGGTGGATATTCTGCAACCTGTTCCGTGTCTGTGTCTGGCATGGTTGAATCTATTCCTTGTACTGGAATTTCCCTGTCTGCTGAAACACTGACCTTTGACGGCGAAGGAACACAGACTATCACTGCAACGGTAACACCTAGCGATACCACCGATTCTGTGGTTTGGGTGTCCTCTAACCCGGCTGTTGCGTCTATCTCTGCGGAAGGTAATGTGTGTACTGTCCAAAGTGTGGGAAATGGTGATACCACAATCACTGCAACCTGCGGCAAGTATTCTGCATCCTGCGACGTTAATGTAAGCATTAAGGTGTTGAACATTATTGAAGGTGCAACATGGAATGTAGGATACATTGACGGCAGTGGAACAATTCAGTCTGCCGCAAATGACATTTACAGTGACCCCATTGATATTTCCGAATATATCGGCATGAGGTTCGTTGCAAGTGTGGGTGGCGCAAATAACCGTTTTGCATTCTATGACGATTCAAACGTAAAAGTGAAAGTCGATACCACTGCGTCCTATACGGGCATTACAATACCGGAAGGCGCAAAATATTTGCGGATTTCGCTCTCTCCACATTATAGAGACAATCCGCTTCTGCTGTACACTTACGAAGAAAATCTGTTTGATTCCAAGGACTTTGAAACAGGATCTTACAGCGGTTCTGGTTACAATCCCAACGATAGTGGTAGTAAGCATATAAAAATGGCTGTTACCGCAGGAGAGCCTATCATGTGCGCTGGTTTCTGGGGATTAACGTTCGTTGATAGCAGTGGAGCGGTTCTGAGCCACACACAAGATAATAGCACTGGTGCTATTACTTCTATTGCCCCGGATAACGCAGTTAAGGCAATGTTTAGTTCCACCAATGCAAACACCGCAAATCTGATAACAAAGCGTTATACGGAAGTCGGTAGAGCCGCAACCGCTTAATCCGCATTCTGAAAGAGAATCATGACTAAGACCCGGGTTTTCTGGGGCCGAATAAGGAGTAAATCATGGCAGACACCGCACACCGACTAACAGATGAAAAACTGGAAGAAATGGAAAAGCACGGATATCATTCCGTCGTCACCATCGTTCGAGACCGTTATACGCAAGGAAGTTTATCCCTTTACGTCCGACGAAGTTATTATCAACTCTTCCACAGCAGGCAGTACGAAAAAGTTTAAGTTGACGATTGACGAAACTGGAACGTTGACAACTACGGAGGTGACGACATGAGAATCAACATTGTAGAGGCCATTGTGACGGCCAACAAATGCTATCAGGTGGCTGCACCGCTGACGCCGCGCGGCCTGATGCTGCACAGCATCGGCTGCCCACAGCCCAACGCGGCCGTACTGGCGCGGTACTACAACCAGTACCAGCCGGGCGGGCAGTCGGTCTGCGTGCACGGCTTTGTGCAGCGTGACGGCACGTACTACCACACGCTGCCGTACAACCTGCGCGCGTGGCACTGCGGCGGGAGCGCCAACAGCACGCACATCGGCATCGAGATGACCGAGCCTGCCTCTATCGTCTACAACGGCGGCGCGAGCTGGCGTGACCTTGACCCGGCTGCGACCGATGCGCACGTGCGCGGGACGTATGCCGCAGCCGTGGAGCTTTTTGCACAGCTGTGCACGCAGTATGTACTGGATCCGCTGGAGGACGGCGTGATCATCAGCCACGCCGAGGGCGCGGCAAGAGGTATCGCCAGCGCGCACGCGGACCCCACGCACCTGTGGCGGGTGTTTGGCCTGACCATGGACGGCTTTCGGGCAGATGTCGCGGCCAAGATGGCCGCGGGAAATACAGACGAGGAGGACGACGATATGATCAGATACCACAGCATCGGCGAGATGCCGAGCTACTACCGCGAGGAGGCGGCGCAACTGGTGGACTCCGGCGCGCTGCAGGGTGACAATAATGGTGACCTTAATGTGTCGGAGGACATGATCCGCGGCGCGATTATCGGCATGCGCTACGCTGAGGTGCGCAACCCGCGCTATCACAGCATCGACGACGTGCCCACATGGGCACGCGAGGAGACGCAGCGGCTTATCGACCGCGGCGCGCTGCAGGGCGACGGCAAGCACGAGCTTAACGTCACATATGACGCGCTGCAGGCGATGATCGTGTGCCAGCGGATGATTGACGCCGCTGCCGGGAAGTGAGGCGCGGATGTCGGAGGTTATTATTGCCGCGCTGATCAGCGCGGCGGCCGCCATTGTGGTCGGCGTCATCAACAGCCGCGCGCAGCACAACAAGCTGATCGCGGAGCTGGACAAGCGCGACGAGCTGCAGGCGTATCGCATTGAGCAGCTCGAGCGCAAGGTGGACAAGCACAACCAGGTCATCGAGCGTACATATAAGCTGGAGGAGTGCACCGAGCTCCTCGGCGAGCGCATCAAGGTGGCCAATCACCGGATCGATGATCTGGAGCACAAAAATTAAGAGGAGGACATCATTATGGAACTTGGTATTGCATCTGTGGCGGCGATCACCGCCATCGCGTATCTGCTGGGCATGGCCGTCAAGGCGACCAGCGTGGCTGACAAATGGATCCCCATCATCTGCGGCGCGGCCGGCCTGATCCTCGGCGTCGTCGCCTGGGCGATGGGCGTGCCGGACTTTCCGGCGCACGACTGGCTCAACGCCGCGGCCGTCGGCATCGTGTCCGGCTGGGCGGCGACGGGGCTGAATCAGTCGGTCAAGCAGCTTTCCGATAAATAATAATTAAGAAACGCCTGGGAGAACCAATGTTCTCTCAGGCGTTTTTCATCAAATAAGAGTATGAAACAGAGTTTGAAATAGAACTAAATTTGTCTGTATTTCACTGAATTTTTTATTTTTAGGGCAAAAATCAGAGAACCGGAAAACACTGATTTATCAGCATATTCCGGCTCTCTTTGGTCCGAGTGAGAAGATTCGAACTTCCGGCCTCTTGAACCCCATTCATACGAGAATGTAGTGTTTTCAATGCTTTGCTGGTTTGGAGTTTGAAACGAGTTTGAAATAGGATTTTCTAAATTGCGTCCGTTATCTTTCGCAGGTCGTCCAGATCCACGTCTTGATAATACCGCGTCATAGATATGTCGGTGTGACCGATCAGCTCCAGCATATCCTTTTCCGGTGCTTTGATGCGCTTGGCCAGTGTGGCGAACGTGTGACGGCAGGAGTGCGGCGTGTACTTATGGCGTTTGACGCCACCAGCCACTTCCACGATCGGATTGTCGATGCCGGCGGCTTCGAGCGCCGGATAAAATGCGCGATCCGTAAAAGCACGCAGCGCCCAGGCGTTCCCGGCATCATCGCAAAACAGCGCGCCGCTGCTGCGGCCGCCAGCGACGCGGTCGACGATGGCCTGAATCTTCGGGGACACGGTGACGGTACGGCCTTTTCCTGCTGCGGTCTTCGCGCCGCCGACCAGACAGTGCTGCGCGCGGTCGTAGTCCTTCACGTCCAGCGCAAGAAATTCGCTCGGCCGGAATCCCAGGTAGATCATGCAGTACACATAGTCTGCATATGGCACGACACCGACGGCCTGCCGGATCTTTTCAATCTCGATGTCCGTGAACGACGGACGGTGCGCGGCAGCTTCGCCTTTGACGGACAAAAACTGCGCCAGATTCAGGTTCTCCGGGATCAGGTGGCGCGGGACGCCGTACTTATACATCAGGCCGCATGTGGCACGCATATTCTCCTTGGTGCGCTTTCCGCGTGGGCATTCGTCGATGCAGTCCTGCAGGTCGTCAATATCCACGTCAGATATTTTCATCGTCCAGATCGGCGTAAAATACTTAATGGCAGCGCGGTAGCACCCCAGCGTGGAATCGTCCGCATTATGCGTGGGAAACCATGCATCATACAATTCCTTAAACGTTGGATCACGGCGCTTTGCCTGCGCTTTTTTCAGGTCCGGAAGCGCCGCGAGCGCTTCTTTTTTCGTGACAAATCCGCACTTTGTGCGCGTTTTTCGACGAATTGTTCCGTCCGACTGCACGATATACCCCAGCGTCACACTGGCGCGCCATGTGCCGTTCGCAGCCTTATACACATATCCCTGCCCGTTGCCGCGCTTTTTCCGGCGTGTGACGGGCGTTTGCGGCTTCCCACAGTCGCAGCAAAACCGGCTGCCGTCCGGGATCTGCGCGCCGCATTTTTTACATTGCATTTTTTATCCCCCTATGATACCATAAAGGGGCAGTTACCCCTTTAATTGCGATTGGTGGTTTTCTGCATGGCCGTCTCGGTGTACCAGCACCGGGGCGGCTTTTTTTATTAAGCGATAATCGCAAAGGCGATGGCGAGCGGCACATACATGAGATAAAAGCATCTATGATATAGCTTTAACTGTTCCTCCATGGCTTGTATGCGCGCATCAATTTTATAAAATGCTCTCTGTGATTCTTTTTCGAGCCACTTCTTCCGTTCCGGCAATGGAAGCGGCAGGCCAAAATCGTCTTTCGGCTCAGGGATACGGTGCTGCCTCTCTGCATCTGGCTCTTCCTCGTAGTCAAAGCCATACCACGGGATATCAAAATGAAAGTACCCGCGCTTGATGAGCGCGTTCGCCTCGAAAAATATGGCAAAAAACAGCGCAACTGACGCAGCCAAAAAGACATAGAGCAGGATGCCTTTTACGGAGTCCGGAACCAGCTTTTTGCACACTGCGGCGGAGAAAGCGGCGCAGCCGAGCAAGCACGCAGGCCACTGGGAGTTCTTCTCAGCCTCCTGTGCAAAGGACGTAAGCCTTTTGAGGCGCACACATCGATGCAAAAGCCAGAAGTAGTCGTCCGAAAAAACATCGTATTCCGAGAGACGCGGCAGCTCAAAATCCTTGTCCAGGTCGATATGGATCTCCCCGGCGCGGTAGAGGAACGCGCAGACGAATGCGGAGAGCGCTACGGCGCAGATTGTGAGAACAATAGGCAGCACCATCCACCACATTGAGACCACACCTTTCAAATGTTTTCGCTTAATTTTACCATGCTGCGCAGGATATGTCCACTGAATTACACTGTATTACATGGCATATTTTTGGCGTTCTATCTATACGGGATCGCGTTTTAAGAAAATAACAAAAAGTGTGCAGCATCCTGCACATTTTCAACACGCGGCCGGAAAAATGTGATATGATTGCGTCAAATGATAAATCATGTGCGCGAATATCGGGAATACAAAGGCGTCAGCCTGCGATGGCTGGCCAGAAAGGTGGGGTGCGGGGCAAGCACGATCAGCGCGATCGAAAGGGGGAAATGTGTGCCCAGCGTGTATCTGGCGCTTCGGATCGCAAAGGCGCTGGGGACGACCGTGGAGAGCTTATGGGAGGGAGAGCTATGACGGATGGGAGACAGAGGGAATACTTACTGGCGGAGATCGCGCGGCTGCTGGCCGAAGCGAATGACCGCGCGCTGGAGCTGACGGCCATGCTTTTGCGCAGACTCACAAAGCAATAGAAACCACCAATCGCAACAAAGAAGCGGATCAGGAAATCAATCCTGATCCGCTTCTTTGTTTTCTGCGGTGATCTGGCGGGCAAAGTCCTCGATGTCGGCCCAGCGCTCCTCCGGCAGCCGGGACAGTGCCAGAAGAAAGCGCCGGCGAAAATTGTCTTTGTCGTCCTGCATGGTGTCGGCGACGAAATCCATGATCTCCTGGTCACGCGAGATCTGGATGAACATCTCGCCCTCGCCGGTGCGCAGCCAGCGCTCGTTGACGTCGTAGGTGCGGCAGATGGACGCTACCATAATATCCGAAACCGCTGCTCTGCCGTTTTCTACATTGTTGATCATGTCTCGGTTCGCACCAAACGGTGCGCCGAAAGCGGCTTGCGAAAGACCTTTTGCCTTCCTTACCTCCTTGATTCGACTGTTCATTATGCTCACCTCCTGCGGCGATTATAATTTATCACAAAGAAATGAGCGTGTCAACACAAAAGCGAGAAAAAATACTCAAAATATGTGTTGACATACTCATTGTTTTGCGGTATTATGAGCACACAGACACATATGGATGTGCTTATGAGCACAGAAAGGAGATGAACAAAATGCTGACGAATAACGAGCAGAAAACCATCGAGCGGCTGACGGCCGTGATGCAGAGCATGGACGATCTGCAGAAGGCGCAGCTTTGCGCTTTTGCGGAGGGGCTGGCGATGGCGCTGGAGCACAGCAAGCGCGCGTCCTGAGCGCGCCTGCATGACACAATATATATAAAGGAGGAAGGCACAATGGAGCGAAAGCACACGAAGCGTGCGGCCGTGACGGACGAGGAAGTCGAGGCCGAGATCGCCGAGCTGAAGCAGGACGAGTATGTGAAGCTGGCGCAGCGGTACGACCAGTACCGCGCACGGCGGCGGACGTATCTGTACCAGCTGCGGATCAAGCAGCGCAAGGGCATCGAGCTGGCCGCCAGAGGCGTGACGCTGGAAAATCTCGAGGAAATGGGGGACGAGCCGTGACACTGGAAGAACTGGCCGCGAAGCCGTCGGAGATCCTGACGTGCGCGGACGTGGCCCCGCTGCTGGCCTGCAGCCCGTGGACGCTGCACGAGCAGGCGATGGAAGACCCATACGCGCTTGGCTTTCCGGTTATCGTCGCAAAGCGGCGGGTAAAGATCCCGAAGCGGGCGTTTATCCGCTTTATGGCCGGAGAAATGGAGGGAGAGAGAACATGAAGGTATTCGGAGATCCGCGCGCGCGGGCAAAGGCGCGCCGCTATATCGTCTGGGGCATCGAGGACGGCATCGTCTGTGCGAGCTTCCTCGGCGGCATCGCGCTGGCCGGGTGGGTGTTTCACGTGATCTTCACGGCATTGGGGGTGGCGTGATGACGGAAGAACAGCGCCGTATGCATAACGCATACGCTCGTGCGTACTACGCGCAGCACCGCGACCGCATCCTGCAAAACAAGCGAAATAACCGCGAAGCGATCAACGCATATATGCGCAAATACAGAGCGGAGAACTACGAAAAGCTGTCTGCGTACTACAGCAACAGACGGCGCAAAAAATCGCGTGGCACCGCTTTCGGCGCGTTTTTGCGGGAAAACGGTATCACGCAGACAGCAGCGGCAAAAATGCTCGGCGTGTCTGTATCAACGGACAACAGCTGGGCGAACGGCATCACGACCGCGCGCGAAGATAAGATCCGCGCAGTGTGGCCGGAGTATGGAGGTGCGGAATGATGCGTGTGCTGATCGCTTGCGAGGAATCGCAGACAGTCTGCAAGGCGTTCCGGGCACGTGGCCATGAAGCATATAGCTGTGACATACAGTATCCGTCTGGAGGCCACCCGGAATGGCACATCCTCGGCGATGCGCTGGAAGCTATCAAGGGGGGGAAGATTATGACAATGGACGGCGTCGAGCACGATGTCGGCAGGTGGGACTTGCTGATTGCGCACCCGCCTTGCACGTTCCTTTCCAATGTGGCTACACGCCACTTTTCCCTGCGATGCACTGCCCCGGAAAAAGTGGTTGCGCGGTGGAACGAACGTGCCAAAGCCGCAGTGTTCTTTATGCGGTTTCTCTGCGCAAATGCGGAGCGAATCGCGATTGAAAATCCTGTCGGGTTTATGAACACGGCGTACAGGAAACCAGATCAGGTGGTGCACCCATATATGTTCGCCAAGACTGCGGAGGACACAGAAAACTATGTGACAAAGGCAACGTCGCTCTGGTTGGTAAACCTGCCGCTCCTGCGCGGAACAGGGCTGCCAAAACCGGACAATGCGGCGCTATTTGGACGGATGCCGTCTGGAAAAGCGCGGACATGGGAAGATTCATTCAGCCGTAACGGTAAGGCGCGTTCAAAGACTTTTCCGGCTGTTGCGAACGCGATGGCCGAACAATGGGGGAGATTGGGAACATGATCCATTACACACTGAACGTAGAACCGCCGGTTGATCCACCGGCCTACACCTGCCCGCGCTGCCCGGTGTGCGGCGAGGAGACGGACAGCTTCTACAAGGACAAATGGGGCAACATTGTCGGCTGCCCGGAATGCGTGCAGGAGGTAACATCGTGGGAGACGTGAGCGGCGACATCTATATCCACGGAGGGCTGCCGCAGAGCCGATACTGCAGCACCTGCGCACACTACATGCCGCTGCAAGAGTCGACGCCGGCTGCGAGCGCAAGGGTGTGCCTGTACATTCTGCATATGCGCCAGTCACGCGGATGCCCACCGGGATACGGATGCACGAAGCGCATCACGCCGGAAGCATTCGCCAAAACGCCGCACGGGAGCGAGATCATGCGCATGCGTATGCGCAGCGCAGGCGGCGGCGCGAAGAACAGAGGGAGGAGAAAACGGAGATGATCACGAAGACGACGACCGTCGGCATGACGGACGAGCAATGGCACGCCGAGCGGCGAAAAAGCATCGGCGGCAGCGACGCCGGGACGATCCTCGGGCTGAACAAATACAGCTCGCCATACGCGCTGTGGGCCGAGAAGACCGGCCGCGTGACACCGGAGGACATCAGCGACCGCGAGGCGGTGCGGCTGGGACACGATCTGGAGGACTATGTGGCAAAGCGTTTTGCCGAGGCGACCGGAAAGCGGGTGCGGCGGGAAAACCACTTTCTCGTCAACAGCGACTATCCCTTCGCGCACGCGCTGCCGGACCGCATGGTGATTGGCGAGAACGCAGGGCTGGAATGCAAGACAACGTCCAGCTTCGAGATCCCGAAGCAGTGCGCAGAGGGCGAATTCCCGGCGGTGTGGTACTGCCAGATCATGCACTACATGATGGTGACGGGCGCGCCGGTATGGTATCTGGCGGTACTGTGCTTCGGGCGGGGATTTTACTGGTTTCGCGTGGAGCGCGACGATGGCGAAATTTCGGCTCTGGCGGCTGCTGAGCAGGAGTTTTGGGATTATGTGCGGAGCGGGAAAGAGCCACCTGTGGACGGAACGGACGCGACAGCGGAGGCGCTGCGCACGCTCTATCCCGACAGCAGGGACGGCGAGACGTGCGACCTCGGCGCGGTGCAGTCAGCCGTGCGCAGCTACACGGCGCTCGGCGAGCAGATCGACGAGCTAAAGCGGCTGCAGGCGGAGCAGGCGGCGACCATCCAGCAGTTTATGGGCACGGCGGAAAAGGGGCTGTGCGGCGATGTGGCGATAACATGGAAGACGCAGCAGCGCAGCACCTTCGACCGCAAAAAGTGGGAGGCGGCGCACGGGGAGATCCCGCGCGAATACTTCAAGACGTCGCAGACGCGGCCGTTCCGGGTGACGTGCCGATGACGCCGTCGACACCATGCAGGGAGTGCCCTGGCCGGTATCCCGGATGCCACGCACGCTGTGACCGCTACGCCGCATTCCGGCGCGGGAGGGACGCGGCAAATCTGGCACGGCAGCGCGACAACGATATCCTGCGCTACATACGCGAAAACCACGAAAAACGAGAATATGTGAAAAAACAACCATGAGAAAGGGAGACAGAGAAATGGCATATGCGTCAAACATGATGCGGATCGACGCCGAGCGGCTGCGCCGGTTCGCTGCGAAGAACGGAGGACTCGCACACATCTCCAGACAGATGGGTTTCTCAGAAAACTACCTGTCAACGATTATCAACCGGCAGCGGATGCGCCAGTCTACGGCAAATCAGCTCAGCGCTATGTACGGCGTTCCGGCGGATTTCTTCCTGGCACGGGAGCCGGAAAAGCCAAAGGCGGCCGCGCCGCAGACGAAACAGACGGGATACGCGCTGCGGCTGCAGGCGACGGACAAGCAGGTCTTCCTCCTGCTGGAGCACGACGGCGAGAAGGTCGGCAGCGCGTACTCGAAGCGCAAATACAGCAGCGAGCTGGCGCTGACGCAGGCGATCAGCTACGCGGCACACATGATCTACAAGTTCTGCGAGCAAAAAACGCTGCAGGAATCTATGGAGGGTAAGTAAACATGGAAAATAATCTGATCCAGAAGCAGAAGACGGCCATGGGTGCGCAGGGCGCAGCTGGTCAAAGCATCAACACTATTTTAAATAGTGTCTTGGACGGCGAAAAAATGCGCGGCCGTTTTCAGGAATTGCTGGGCGCGCGAACGCCGCAGTTCTTGTCGTCAATCGTGTCGCTGGTAAACGCCGATGTGAATCTGCAGAAGGCAATGTATGAAGCGCCGATGACAGTCGTTCAGGCCGCGCTGAAAGCTGCAACCTACGACCTGCCGATTGAACCGTCGCTAGGCTATGCCTATGTAGTGCCGTTCCACAACAGCGTCAAAACCGCGAACGGCAGCTGTCGCAAGCGCTGGGAAGGCGCGTTCATCATCGGCTACAAGGGCATGGAACAACTGTGCCTGCGCACCGGCGCCTATGCCCGCGTGCCGGATGCCGTGGACGTCCGCGAAGGCGAACTGATCCGCTACGACCGTCTGACCGGCGACGCGGAATTCGCGTGGATCGAAGATGAAGACGAACGCGAAAAGCTGCCGGTCATCGGCTATGCCGGCTATTTCCGCCTGAAAAACGGCGCGGAAAAGACCATCTACATGACGGTGAAGCAGATCGAAAACCACGAAAAGAAGAACCGCAAGGGCGAATACATGGGCAAGGGTTGGCGCGACGATTTCGACGCAATGGCTCGAAAGACTGTCTTGCGCCGTCTGATCGGCAAGTACGGCCTGATGTCCATTGACTATCGCGACGGCGATGACAGCACAATGCGGCTGGCAGAAGCGGTCGCTGCGGATGAAGCGCCTACGGATATGGGCAGCGACGTAATCGACCTGCCCGATTCCGAAATGGTCGACGCGGAAACCGGCGAGGTGATCGGCGATGCTGAATAAGATCGTGATCATGGGCCGCCTGACGCGCGACCCGGAGATGCGCCAGACCGGGAGCGGGACGCCGGTGACGTCCTTCTCCCTCGCGGTCGAGCGGGACTACAGCGGCAGGGACGGCGGCGAGAAGCAGACGGACTTTATCGACGTTGTGGCATGGCGGCACACGGCGGAGTTCGTCGACAAATACTTCGCCAAGGGCGATATGGCCGCCGTGAGCGGCCGCCTGCAGATCCGCGACTGGACGGACAAGGACGGTAACAAACGCCGCAGCGCAGAGGTCGTTGCGGACAGCGTCTACTTCGGCGGCAGCAAGCGCAGAGAGGCAGAAGCAGCGCCTGCTGCATACGATGCGCGCCCGCCCGCCGTGCAGCCGACGGAGGCCGACATGGAGCGGCTCGACGAGCTGGGGA